CCATGCGCCGCATCTCCTGATACAACGCCGCGCCGTTCGACTTCTTTTCTACTATAAAGCTGTCTGGCTCCCACTCTTTATACTCGTTAAGCACCATCTGCTTCAACTCAGGGAACTCAAGGCGCTCTTTGACGGCGTTCAGCAAGATAATGTTGTGGACACCGGTGGACTCATTCAGGAAGACGCCCCACACCGTCAGGGCGTTATAGTCCGCGCGGGTGTTCTTCTCCTGTGCAGCGTCTAGGGCCATGATGACGAACTCGCACGAGGGCGGAGAATCCTCCTCCCAGACGTTCCACCACTCCCTCTTTATCAGTGCGCCTTCTTCAGCCGTGGGCTGCTGCATGTACTGGGCTTGCCAATACCGAGGGTCCATGGAGGCTTTCTTAGCCAGCAGCTCGTCCAACGACCAGAAATCAGGCCACAGCGGCTTCTCATTGAGGATGGCAGGGAACTCCACCACCTCCCACTGGTCGGAATCGTCATTCTTGGTCATGTGATCAACGATCTGGCCCGTAAGATCCAGCTTTGACCACCGCGTCATGACGACAATAATGGCACCGCCCGGCATAAGGCGCTGTACGGGGCCGGACTGAAACCACTCCCACGCAGGATTGAATACGTCCGCACGTCCCTGTTTTGCCTCCTGCTCGGAGTGGGGGTCGTCAATAATGAAGAGGTCTGCGCCTCGTCCAGCCAATGCGCCGCCGACACCAATGGCGAAATACTCGCCATTAAAGTTAGTACCCCACCGCGATGCGGATTTACTATCCGCTTGCAATTCTACCTGTGGGAAAATATCATGATATAAATCACTACCGACGAGGTTTCTCACTCTGCGACCGAAATTAACGGCGAGATCGGCAGTGTGTGAGGCCATAATGACTTTTTTCTGGGGGAATTTGCCCAAAAACCACGCCGGAGCAAGATAGGAAATCATCTCTGATTTACCGTGGCGTGGTGCAATATTAACTATCACCCGCTTTTTCTTACCGGAAGCAATTTCCTCGAAGATTTTAGCAAGGCGGCGGTGATGGGGACCCACGATATACCCGGGGTATACGTGATTAATGAAATCCAGAAAGGAATCCTTACCTCTTTGTTGAGTCAATTGCGTCGTATACTGACGTAAAAGATCCGCAACCTGTCTTTTCTGCTTATCTGGCAGAGTAGGAAGCGCTGCTTCCAGCGCTTTTATGTGTTCCGGCGTAATTTTGGGGGCTACTGCTGCCATATTCAGTCCGCAAGGGGCACGTCTGGGGTTATTTCAGTGAAATCCGCATCAATAGCGGTCAATTTCAGTGCTGCCAGCGTGCTCAAAAGCTCTGATTCCACCTCTTCCAGCGATTTAACGACGTGAGTTACCTCTGTACGACGTTTGAAGGCGTCTACGCCGTCAATATCTCCTAGTTTCGTCAGGGCAGATATACGATCCTTGGAGGTTTTAGCATTCTCCACCTCGAATATCAGCTTATTAACGACATACATCTTCAGTTCAGATAGCTCATCGACTAGCTGAACCTTATGCTGAGTAATCATCCCCGCCAGATACGCCATGGTCTCATCGGTGTATCTAGCATAATCGGGGCGTAGAGACGGGTTCTGCATCATCTCTTTAGCCATCTCCATGGCTACGTCTTTGTCACCCTCGTCAGGGACGATGGGGGTGTCCGTCATATCCGCCAACAGCTTGAGCGTACGCGCCCGCATCGCAAGTTCTTCAGCTGGCGACATATCTTGCAGGGCAGCAGCGACGTTAGGCGGCAGGGGGACAGCTTCTTCTATATCTGGGATGTACTCAGACATGGGGCACCCTAAGTCAGTGACAGAAATAGTATAGCCACGTTCGGGTGAATGGGAAGCGACTTGTTGTAGTGGAAGTAAGCTGACAAATATCTGGGGCGATTTTTATAATATAGTTTTGCGGGGGAGTTTTGAATGTGGTGGGGTCGTTTGTGCAAATTATGGGGTATGGGGTGTGTGATGGTACCAAGTTCAAATTTGGGGGGTGCCACCCGGGTGGGATACCCCCCTCCCCCCTCCTAAGTTAATATCGTAAAACTTGACTTCTGGTAAAATGGGAGTATAATGGTTCTCATGTTGCGGCATGGTGTCGCAACACATTGGAGAACGAACATGATCGACGTTAAGAAAAGCCGCATGACATTCAGCGAATATCAGCGCGAAACGCGACGCGAGGCGCGAAACGAACGGATAAAAGAAGCAGCAGCGTATATCGCAATGGCGGCACTGTTCGTAGCGGTGTTCGTCGCGGGAATCATCGCGCTAGATCGGGAATCGAGATTCGAGCAGCGGCAAAACGAATGCTGGGCGGAGGAAGCACAAACGGGTGAGGACTTAGATTGCCAAGACGGCAACCAGACGTGGTAATAACAACGGGGCGGCGCAAGCCGCCCCACAATTGGAGAATGGAAAATGCCAAATTGCTTTAGCTTAACGCGTGGGGGTGAGAACGCCCCGACGAATCTGTTAGCCGTGGATAAAGAGATTGCGGAATACATGGGTATGGAGCCCGACGAGAAATTCTGGTGTTGTGGTTGGTATGACGCCATCGGATTATCAATCGCGATGGGATATGATTTGAACCACGTAATTAAATTGTTCAAAGAATGCCCGGACATTGTAAAAATAGCAAAATACTTACGAAAGAATTTCGCTGTAGACTGCTGGTACGAAGCCAAATAAAGAGTAAATCAAATTGGGGCGGCGCAAGCCGCCCCACAATTGGAGAATGGATATGGCGATCTATCTTAAAAAGGCGGGCGATACTGTTAGCGGGATCTTACTCCCTCGCAAGTATGCGGTACTGGATATCCGGGAGATGCCGCTAAATGCGATGCCCGACTATCTGGCGGATACTCTAAGAAAACAGAATGAATATGGCCCGGATGAAGCGATACTGAGACGTGCGATAGAAATAAGTCGCACATGGTGCGAGCCGATTCTTATAAAGTTCAATAACGATGACGATGATGAAATAGGCATTGTCTCAGGGACGTGGACATTTGAAGCAGCGGTATTGCTCAGACGGAAATCGGTACCTGTAGTGTTTGATTGAATCCTGACGGGGAGGCGAAAGCCTCCCCTTTTTTGTGTCCAGCTCATAGATACCAGTTCTCTCCGTGCGTGCGGGCGCGCGCGAGAGCGCGCCGTGCGCGCGAGAGCCCCGTTTTTCGGCGCTGCGCCGAAATTTGGTATTGACAAAGTATACCTATTGTGGTTTAATGGTCTCACATCGCGGCACGTCGCCGCGATGCAAACGGAGTTTGATACAGTCATGAAAATGTCAAAAGTAGAACAGTCTGTTACCGCCAAGCGGGCGCCCGTAGTCGCGTTCACATCCGGAATTGATATGGGCGATTCTCTCAGCGGCGCCGTGTTCAACGCGCAGCTGTTATCCGCGAGAGTACGCGCCACATTCGAGAAGGCACGCATCATCGAAGCGGGCGCGGATTTGCCGTCATGGAAGGATGTGAAGCCGCTCTTATCCCTCGCGAAGGCAGATGGTCGCATTAAATTCGATCGCGACGATATCGAGCGTGGGATGATTCGGCGACTGGATCGAGAATATTCCAGTAATGGAATGCCACGGGCGCATGAATGGGTGAAGGCGCATCTTGCGCTCGGACTGCCAAACGCGGAATCGTTCCACGAAATGTCACTCCCGGCTCGCAAGAGTCTTGCCAATTCCGCGACGCGGAAGGAAGCGGTCGCGACTCTCGGCAAATTGATTGGCGATCGATTGTCGAATGCGTGGCGCAACGCGCTAAAGCATGACGCACGGAAAACCGAGCCACGCGGATCGCATGAGGCGAAAACGGTCCAAGAGGCAATCGCCAGCGCGACGGTCGCGAAGTTGACGGATCGGATCAAAAAGGCGCAGGACAACGGCGCCGAGATTCCGGTTGACGTGATCCGAGCGGCTCGCACACTGGTCGCGTGGATCGAAGGCAAAAAGGCGCCGAAGCCTCCGAAGCCGGATACGACGGCGACCGAGGTCCAAGGCTGATCGACGGGGGAGGCGAAAGCCTCCCCCTTTTTTTGCCCAGCGAAAGCTGGGACGAAACCAGTTCTCTGTGTGCGCGCGCCCGCGCGTGTGCGCGCCCGCCTCGCCAAGACTAAGCCAGCCCCACGCCTCGCCAAGACAAAGCCTACCCCGTCCACCGAATTTCGGCGCAGCGCCGAAAAAAGCCTAGCTGACATGGCAGGCAAAAATGATCTGCGAATTTCGGCGCAGCGCCGAAAAAAGCCTAGACCAAACCACATTAAAATTACTTGCGCTTAGAAAAATGACGCCACTGTGCCAAAAGCCTAGCGTAAATCTCAGCTAAGAATTCTAAAATCGAAATTACTTGCCAATCGAATAAGTATTGTGCCACTCGCTGTGCCATTTTGTGCCGTTTTGTGCCACTGAGTGGCACAGGATTTTCCTATCACATTCAAGGACTTAGATAGGGCTGTGCCAATGTGCCACTTTTTTTGAGCAAGG